AACGAGATTAGGTTTACACCAGTCCGTGTGGTTTGTAATAATACTTTGTCTATGGCGTTAGCTGATAAAACTCAGCCACATTTTAAAATGCCACATACTAAAGTGTTTGACCAAGACCTTATTGTTTCTGCAGAGCAGGCACTAGGTCTAGCAAGCAACCGTATGAAAGAGTACAAAGAAGCAGCAGAGTTCTTGTGTAGTAGAAAATATAACAAGGATACCGTTGTTAGCTACCTAGCAGATCTTATGCAACCTAAGTTAGCTCTAGAGCAAAAGATACTAGAGAATACTAAGAATGAAAAAGCATACGTGGCTCGTGCTACTATGCTAGATGAGTTCCAGCGTACACCTAGCAAAATGTACGAGGCTCTTGAGTTACAGCCTGGAGCTAATCTTAAGTCAAGCCAAGGTACTTGGTGGGGTGCTATGAATGCAGTAACATTTGTAGTTGACCATAAGTGGGGTCATGACCGTGACGCAGCAATGCATAACGCATGGTTCGGGGCTCGTGCTAGTTTAAAAACTAGAGCTATGACCAAAGCTATAGAGTACGCGGAAGCTGCATAATGCACCCAGCGTACGATATATATTTCGTCTACTTCCGACCTGACTCTCCGAGTCGGGTTGTGAAGTTTGCTATGACTGACATGCATAAAATTAAACAAGGTGGCATTTACATGGGCGACCCTATGAAAATGTCTCCTGCTTTAGGAATACCTCAAGCTGAGCATTGGTATCAATTTTTTACAGGCAAGAAAAAGAAGTTTGACACACCTAAGTGTGGACAGTTTGCGTTATACAAACTATTGATGAAAAAAGCAATACCATTTACCGAGGAAGATATGAAGAAAAGCTATAGAACACAGGTAGAGATACCTAAACCGAATAATTACTGTAAAGAAGTGAGTGCTCGTGATCCTTACGACACTAGTCAAAAATTGTTACGCACCGATAAAATGCCTATGTCCGCTAAGAATAAGGAACGTATGAAACAATATAAAAATATTAAAACCATACAAGATGTTTTAGACAAAGGTGTGCTCAATATCAATGACATCAAATATGATATAAAATTAGGGTATGTCAAGAAAAGCTAAACCTAATTATGTATTGCTTTGGGAAATGGTGTACAGTAACCCAAATCAAGTTGAACAAACCCCTGCTAGATTATTAGTCAAAGTCGATATAAACTCTGAGATATATAACGCAGGGGAGTTTGATTTTTGGGTAGAAGAACACCGTGATCAAATAGCTCAATGTGTTGTCAAAGCTATTAAAAATAATGCTAGCAAGTACAGATGTATTAAGGTTTTTAAAGTACCTTTTTATAGCGATCAAGTAGCGTAAACTTACTGTGACCGTTTTAGAGACGTTCTTTTTATAAACCTACCCCTACCTACCCTATATTAGATCAAACGCTTAAAAAGGCTCATATAATTTATACATCAGCCCTATTATCTTTATACGATCTATACTAATATATACCTTTGTTATATTAAATAGGAGAAGAATATGTCAGAAGATAATAAAAACAAATTTATCAATATAGAACCAGATATCCACAAAGAGTTAAAAGATTTTTGTGACGAGCACGGAATGACTATGGCTGGTATTGCTGGGAAAGCAATTAAAAAATATATGCTTGAATGTAAAAGATTATTTGATATTACTGATAACTCAAAATGGTAGAGATACAGAAAAATATAGATGTGCCTCTACCTAACTATAAAGAGAAGTGGTCGTTTCATCGTTTAGAAATTGGTGACAGTTTTGCTATTCCGTTTGAGGATAACGAACTAGAAGTCACACGTTTACGAACTGCTGCGTCTGCTTATTCAGGTAGGCATAGAGTTAGATTAGTAACTAGAACAACCGAGGAAGAAGGCACTAAAATGCTGAGAGTATGGCGAACAGAATAGAAGATGACTTTTTTGATCAAGCTAGGATTATGTCCTATAAAGAACTTGTAAGTGCTAATGAGTTAGCCATAGAAAAAAACTTTAACCGAAGCCTCAACATCAAAAAATTTATTGCAGCTGTAAAAAAGTTTGGGTATAATCCTGACTCAGTTATTTTCCCTGTATTACCTTTGATGTTACACGAACACGCTAACGGAGAATCAGTTGAACCTCATATACGAATTAAAATTATTGGACCGTTTAATGAAGAAGGATTAATTATAGAAGCAGTTCTTGATTGTCCTCTCGAAGCATTCAGTAAGCTCAACGTATACGATATAGAAAATAGAACGATTCTTAAAATGAATTAGGTTATAATATGAGCATGGCTAAGAAAAATTGGATTACTGAAGGTTTCCTCCCCTATGAGGATTGGGATTTATATGACTATGCTGTACCTATTGACATACTAATGCTAGTAGACAAGAACGAAGACTTTGAAAAGTTTGTTGAACGTAGGCATAATAATCTTAAATTAATATTAGCTTTTAAGTATCTTAACGAATGAAGAAAAAGAAATTAACCCCCAAACAAGAAAAATTTGCACAGAACGTGGCAAAAGGCATGTCTCAAAAAGATGCAGCAATAGATGCAGGGTACAGTGAAAAGAATGCTGTAAAAGCAGGGTATGTACTGGCTAGTGACGAGAACCCTTTAGTACAACAAAAGATACAAGCTCTACAAGAAAAAGCCAGTAAAAGAGTAGAACTAGATTTAGCTACCCATTTAGTAGACTTAAAAGATATACGAGAAGGAGCTATGCGTAATGGTGCGTGGTCTGCTGCAGTTGCTGCGGAAGTGGCTAGGGGTAAAGCAGCAGGACTATATGTAACTCGTAGTGAGATGACTGTAAATAGAGTTGATGTTATGTCTAAAGAAGAAGTATTAGAACGTATGAAACAACTCTATCAAGAAACTGGGGGCATACTCCCTAGTGGTAAGATAATAGAAGCAGAGATAGAAGATGATGACAAAGAATATACACTACCTAAAGGGAGCGTTTAGCTACTTTCAACCTGAGTTTGATCGTTGGGATGAACCTGTAGTTCGTAAAACTAAGAACGGTATGGTCTATGGTAGACCTAGTCGTGGCTTTGGTGACGCACCGTTTGAGTATGCTGGTAAGTACATGGAACCAGAACCGTGGACTTACAAAATGAAACTTATAAAAGAAAGAGCTGAAGCGTTAGCAAGTGACATATACAATAAAGAAATTAAATTTACCTTTTGTCTTTGTGGTTACTATGGGGACAACGGTGTAGGTATACCTCATCACAGTGATACAGTACCCACCCTTGATGATATTGTAGTTTCAATTAGTTTTGGTGGTCCTCGTGTGTTTGCTTGGCGTACTTACCAAAATGTTATTAAAAAACATACTAATACTAGCGATATATTTTTTGAAGAAAATTTTCTTAACGAAGAAACATTTTATATTTTAGAGCATGGTGATGTACTTATATTTGACGGACACAGTCAAATGAAAAGCACTCACGCTGTGCCTGATTTACCTTTAGCCGAAGAAAGAATTAATTTAACTTTTAGGTCTGGGCTATGACTAGAGACATAGTAAAAATGATTTTTGAAATGGAAGATGCTGTAGAGTCTGAGTACCCTGAGATTAGATCTGCAGCCAGTAAAGCATTACACTCAGGTAAAGTTATGGGCTTCTCAATTAAGAGACCCAGTAAAGAAGAAAGAGAACAACATGAGAGATTTATACAACAAATTTCATCTACTGATGAAGTCAAGTCGACTAAATAAAATTTGGAAAATAGTATGTCAAGAATTAAAGAATTAGCTCCATACAGACTAAGGAATACACTGTTAGGTGTCAATAGTGAGTGGTGTGTTAATAAAACAACTTTAGCACTTATACAAGATGCCGAAGCAGATTTTGAAGATTACGAAATACACGAAGGACAAAAAGATCTAAAAACAACGTTAGGTGAGTATGTTACGCAAGTGCTCCCTGATGTTTATACTATGCCTTTATTTACTCCAGAATTTTGCACTATGATGTTAGATGAAATAAAACACATGGAAGAATATCTGGGATTCAACCCTAACCCTGAGGAAGATGTACTAAGGCAGATACCAGAAATAACCCTGCACGATAACTGTCCTCCGTTATTTGATAACCTTTGGAGCGTGGCACTTAATTACTTGAACCCTGCGTTTATGTCTATATGGCAAAGACATGCTGCTCGCCCAGGAAGTATTCAGATAGCTAACTATAATATAGTAGACAAACAACAAGGAGCGTGGCATCATGACTCCTCAGCCGATCTTAGTGTTGTAGTGCCTCTCAACACTGGGGAATATACAGGAGGCGGAACTGAGTTTCATGGTAGAGGGATTGTAGATCCTTTGCCTAGCGGAACTGCTTTAATGTTTCCTAGCTTCACTCACATGCACCGTGGCTTACCAGTAGAAAAAGGTGATAGATATTTGTTAGTTTTTTGGTTATTAGGAGCATTTGACTAGTATAATAATCTAAAGAAGAAGCTTTTATCTATTTTAGATCTA